GTGGTTTGGTAGTGCTTGAGGGTGATACAAGGAACACAACCTTAGCGGCTGCTGCAGAGCCTTCTATCAATGCCTGAGAGAGTGCTTCGAGTGACTTAAGATCACCCAAGAATTCCTCTACTCTACCACGACCATAAGCTTCACCATCAAATGATACGAAGCGGAGAGGTAACCATGGACTTGCATTCTTTGGTGCTGTACTACGGCTCTTAGGTAATGTACAATCAAGACATTCCTGATACCATACCCAGCGACCACTTTGCTTATCCAGTTTGACGTGTGTGTATACTTCCACGTCGTCATCCCTAGTGCCTTGACCTGTCCTACCATTCAACCCACCACCGGCACTAACTTCATTGGGTTTAGGTTCTTTAGATACAGGTAGGTCTACAAGTTTCCTACTAATCAATTCTTTAGTAACGATTTCAATGACGTTGCCATTGCCATCACGTTCTAGAACATAACGATTTAGTGGGAAGTTTTTAAGACCATCTTTACCCATAAAGATAAGAGAGTTACCAGCAACAATGAGATGTTTCATTGCTTGATGGATTACTACTCTATCATTAGAGGAATTAATATATGCCATGACCATCCGTTCCATCTTACTGAAACTTAAGTCAAGTTCACTCCTTACTTCAGGAGTGTCAAACTCACCTAGCTTATCATCACGTACTTGTAGTTTAAAGAACGTAGTTTGTGGTGGTAGTAGTGCAAGCATTAATTTAGATGCAAGTGTTACTACTGCTTTAGCACCAACTGATTGCCAAGGTGTCTTTAGTTTTTTATGATCTGAGTTATCATTCTCTTGCTTAATAAGATAAGGGAGAGTTAGTTCAGAGCATTGTTTAGCTACGTCAAGGAATTGTTGACGTTCTGATTGAAGTTGATTGTATCTCTGTCGAGCATTCATACGTTCAATCCTTTACTACTGTTGATATTTAATGAACCTCTTAGGCTATTGGTTTGGTTTCTATTTCTAGAAGATCCAGTAGATTTTTGATTTCCTATTCTAATGTCTGGTGTAGCCCCCACTGGTGTCAACATCTTTGGAGCCATCATTACTTTAGGCGTTTGAGGTGCTGGAGGAGGAGCTACGGGGTCAGGCATTTTAGGAGGTTTAGGCATCTTAACCTTGGTTGATCCCATGCACATGTTACTGTTCCATTTGTTGTTGTAACCATTCCACCACCGACCTTTGACCAGCACGATACATGATCGTTGCTAGGTCATCAGTTGGTGAAGGATTAACGGGTGGGAATATTTCGTTAGCTTCATTTAGAAGTGTGTTTGCTTGAAGACCTTTAGCCTCAAGCATATTGAGGGAGATTGACATTACTATGTTCAAAGAAAGCAGGCATTCTTGCAGCCTTAGTGGCAGAAAACTCTGGAGCTTTTCCCTGATACATCAGGTTATCGCTAGAATCGAGCCAAAATTTTTTGTCCAAATATCTTACTTCAGTATTTCTACCTAGTGGTTGCATAACCCAATTGATAGTGGCTTTCCTGAGTTTATCCAGGGAAGCAGACGGTCTGAGTCCCAGTTCCGAACACACGAGAGAGTTCGCTGCAACATGAATCTGTTCATCTCGGCTGATGTCGGCTGATACGGTACGCATTCCAGCGTCACCATTCCACCGAAAAAAGGGGAGAAGTACGAAGAAGATTGCACGCTCAGCGACCATGGCTTTGAGCACAGTGTGATCTGGGTGCGCCATCCACGCTTCTTTAAGCTTAAGTGCTTCTGCTTCTGCCCTGTCATCCACACCGTAAGCATCGGCGATGTAACCGAGAGCCAGGTCATGGTTCTCTTCATCGGTGACGTTTGAGAGGAGTAAGTTGCGTGCCACAGTCGGCACTTCAGTAGCCAAGGCATCAGTTATAAAATCTCCCACAGGTAGTTCCATATGCCTTAAGGCAAGAGCACGGTGTATCGCTTCTTCTGCGCCTTCCCGGCATGAACTTGCAGTCGGTTTGACTGGTGTCCATTTGCGCTTTCGCGCCATCAATTTGTCGTAGGGGTTCATGTGTAATCAATTCCAAGGTGGTCCATCACTGCATTAATATTATCTGGTGTAATGTCACCATCGTGGATCTTTATAAGTTCAGCTTGTAGATCAGCATTATGTGTCTGAAGGTCAGCCAATTGCGTTTGCAAGTTGGCTCGTGCAGAGCTAGCTGCAGCAAGTTGTGTTTGCAAAACTTCGATTTTGTTCAACAAATTTGAGCTATCCTGACCGGCTACTGCAGATTGGATAGCTTCAGCAATATTTCCAAGCTGGACAACCAGCTCAGCAATTAGTTTTTGTTCTCTTGTTAATACGGCGCTCATTCTTGACAATCACATTGGGGTTCAATTGAAGACCCCTCATAGAATAGGTTGGCAAGATATTCATCAACGTCCTCCTCATCTAGAGCAGCATACGCATCAGATTTATCCTGTACATCACCCATTACTTGAAGGGAGTAGTAGAGGCTAGTCTGGGGCGATTCAAGCCACTCTTCTATGAATGTGTTATCCATAGTAGTCAAATCTGACCACCAATTAAATGAATAACCGTGAAGAAGTCCAGTCCTATTATAAAGTTGCATGATACCATCAGCAACTCGTTTGTAGTTATCCCATCCTACTTCACTGGCGATCTCTACATCACCATAGTCATAGGTTTGGACACCGAACGTACCACTGTCTCTATCAACAGTTCTGGCAATCGGTGGGGCAATTTCTGGTGTGCATGTAAACCCATCAGCATCTGTACTACGATAAGAACATGATGCAGTAGGTGCAATGGCAAATGCACGAACCATATTATTTGTCTTAGCTACTTTAGCAGCTTCTTGAATACCATCATTCAGTTTTTTAACAAGTTCGAAAGCGACTGTTGCCTTTGTTTCTCCAGTAAGAAACTGTTCAAGAGCCCTGCCGAATTGTTGATAGGAAACAGAGTACCTTCGCAAGAGGTTTGCGAGACCCAATACTCCAAGTCCAACTTGTCTATCAGTGGTAGAAGGGAGGTATTCTCCAGTCTCTCCAACGCCTGTTCTTGAATGGAGTTCACAAAGTTCTTGCATCCCATTATAGAAAGCTTCAGGGATGTCCTCAAAGGGGGTCTGCCCAAGGTTAATGTGCTGTAGTAGACATGTCCCCCTACTTGGCAAGTACACTTCGAGGCATACATTTCCTCTGATTCTTTGTGTTCCATGATACTTTACTTTGTTTAGCCAGATATCACCAGCTTTGATTCCTTGAATAAGATATTCTTTAACGTCATCAAACATGTCATCCCACCATTCCTGGGTAAGGTTGACACAACGTTTAGCCCACGGGATAACATCTCGTGGTGTACGGATAAACTCTTCAATGTCCGGGTGATTGGCGTCTAAATGGAGCACTACTGCACCGTTCTTGTATCGCCCGCCCCTCCTTAGAGTTTCGTTGAGCGTGCTATAAATTCGTCCAAACGATACAGGACCTGAAGCAACAAGTCCTTTGCCATTATCGCTTCCTCTTGGTCGAAGTTCTGAAAGGTGGATCGCGCATCCAGCGCCATTGCGGAGTGCATGAGAGGCGAAACGCCATGAGTCTTCGATTCCATCAGGACCCTCCATTGAGTCTAGTACGTTGAACACTGTGCATGATACAGGTAGCCGTCCATCCGGCTCATCGATCCAGGATTGCACACGTCCTGTTCGGCTGATATATTTATCCATTGACAAGATCGGTCATGATAGGTGGTTGGTATTCTGGTCCTTTAAGGACTTTGCCATCAGCACGGCGGATGGGTTTACCATCAAAACCTAGCTTAGACATGTTTGATTTATGAACACGGTGTAGAGCTTCTTCTAGATCCCACTCCATGTTCTCAGCATATTGAAAGCAGACATAAACAAGGTCTGCTAATTCCTTCAATTCATTCTCGTAAGGTTCATTATTAACAGCTGTACGGAATTCTTCAAACTCTTCAGCGATCAAACCCAGTTGCATAGTCCGGTTCTCCGGAGAGTTCGTCACACAATAACTCGTACGAAATTGAATGGCTTGCTCCGAAAGACTGCTGTGACACGAGGTGATTGAGTTCATTTTCAAGATAATGGATAGCTTTTTTAATGTCCTCCATTTCCGTTGAAGGGCTTTTGTGACCGGCTCTGCAAATATACTTAATAGCATTACCAAGATGATAATTCAGTTTTTGGTCTCTAATGAAATCCCAGACTTCAATAGAACCACGGGTGTAGTGGGTGGGTGATTTAGTTACCATTTCATAACAAGTTGTTTTACGTTATTAGATAGTACATAACACTGTTCTTGAAGTGCTATGAAAATAGTCTTGATGTCCTCAATGTCAGCAGTTTCAAGTAGTTTCTCGATCTTCTTCATCTGGAATTCCTGCTCCATCGTTAGCTTTGTAATCGGTGGCGGCGGGAGTCCACGGGATTGGTCGGTTAAACTCATAACTGTAGTCCTGTGTTTGAAGAATTTTTGCAAGTCTTGCATTTAATAGTGCATCCTGTTCAGTCATACCTTTTGATTCAAAAGCATGTAATACTGTTTCCCAGTAATACCCTTTCTCTTCAAATAATTTAGCTGATGTTTTAACACCATAACCGGGTACACCAGCATAACCGTCAGTTTGGTCCCCTGCTAATGTTTGAATGAAATGCCATTCCCTACCTTGTTTTGGTGTGATAGTAATCGTTTCTGATTTAAGGTCATAAAGTAAACCAGGGATTTGCCTGAGATCTTTATCTGGAGATACAACGCAATTACCAGGATTAGCTGTAGCGTAAATGCCCAGAGCATCGTCAGCCTCCAGTTCTTCCATAATGATAACTTCATGTGTTAATCTCAATCGGTTTATAGCCCTAACATATCCGCAAGGTTTCTTACGATTACGATGACCTTTATAATCTGGATAAAGTGTTTTCCTAAAGTTTCGTGGGTGACT